GATGTCGCCCACGTCGATTGTCATCTTGAAGCTGACCGGCCCGAGGCGCGTTGGATCTCTGTCCCAGGTCCCGTCAGCGACGACCTCGAATCGCTCCAGCTCGTCCGCATCCACGAGAATCAAGCGCGCCTGGTGGCCCAGCCAGCGCCCCTCAAGGGCCATGTCGCGCAGCTCTGCGATGGACGTGTATGCTGTCGGGTTGTCGTCGTCACCAAGGGCGACGTTCAGGGAGACTTGTGAGATCGCCTGGATGTGCTGCTTGAGCGATCCAATCGTGGAGTCAAAAGAGCACCGAGATAGGCGAGCCTCCCACGCCACCAGAGGCGCAAGAGCTCCTTTTGCGCGCGATGGGGGCGCAGATGCAGGCCCCAGGGTGGGGTAGGCTACGAAACCGCTTCCTGTCCGATCTGGTGGCCCGCACCACCTGACCACCCGCTCGCCCCCGGTCGGGTCTCGGAAGAACGCCTCGACCAGGTACACGATCCGCAGATGCGGTTTCGTCCAGTCGAGGGCCTTCTGGATCGCCATCATCTCACCTGTTCGACGGTCAGCTCACCCGAGATATAGTCCGAAGAGCCGCGCCCCGAGTAGGTCCCCTGTCCGTAGGAGGTGACCGCGCCCCAGAGCAGGAAGCCCAGATCCGCCTCGTCCTCGGCGTCGTAGGTCCCGTCCACAATCTCGTCCCAGCGGAGAGCCCAGACGAGCCCCGTGGCGGCGCCCTCGCGGACCACGCGCTGCACGGTGTCGCGGTAGTCGGCGGCGTCCCAGGCGTTGAAGTTCAGCGGAGCGACCCAGCGCGTCAAGCTCTGGGCCGGGTAGTAGGTCTGCACCCCGAGCGGTGAGGTGGGGTCCTTCAGTCCGTGGCCGGCTAGCTCTGTGATCTGCCGCGTCGTACTGCTGTACTTCTTCAGGGCCTTGATAATCCCGACCGCGTGGAACGGCTCCTCGTCGAAGAATCGCCAGGAGAACGCCCAGTATTGGTAAGACATCGCGGCGCCTGCGGTGTCGTAGGCTACCTGCAAACGATTCTCGCTCTCGGCAGGCTGGTCGGTGAACGTGAGTTTCTTGGCCGCGCTGGCCTCCCAGTGGGATCGCAGGGTAGTGCTCAGCGGGGCGGCGTTCCCGTAGAATTTCGCGGACGAGTAGTTGGCATCGTTGATGCTCGCCGCCGTCCCCGCGTCGAGGATGCAGGCTGCCGCGTCCACGGTCTTCGCGCTGCCCAGGTCGAAGGTGATCCACAGCTCAGTCCCGTGCCGCTTCTCGGGCGCGGTATGACTCGCGGCGCTCGACGTGTCGGCCGGGTTGAGTTCCCACCCGAGCCATTGGCGCCAGTTATCCCCAGACGAGCCGCCGTGGGTGCCGCTGCTCCAGAGGATGGAGAACGGCCCAGACGCGCTGATCGTGAACTTCACGGTTGCCGGGTTGTACGTGACCGTATAGGTCCGCGTCGTTGCTGCCGGGATGTTCATCCAGGTCGTGAGCGTTGACGCGACCAGATACGCGTCCCCGGCCACGGGGGGCAGCGCCACGCTCACCTCACCGCCGCCCTCGTCGATGTCGATGAAGCTGGCGCCGATGCTCCAGTAGCCTGGATCGGGTGCCTGCCAGACCAGGCGCGGGCGGTCATCCAGCGCGTTCGTGTAGGGGGACGCCTCTGCGGAGACCGAAGAGGTCGGCAGGTTCGTGCTCGTGTCCTTGTGGGAGAGCCGGTCCTGGCAAAAGAAGGCGGTCAGGGGCATCAGTAACGGACCCTTTCTTGGTAGCTCAGCCCGCGCTCGCTGGAGCGTACCAGATGATCGTCCACCGTCCTCCCGAGTACCTGGCCGTCGAGTTCGAGCGTGGTGTGGACCTGGACCGCCTGACCTCCTCCGCGCTGGTCAAGCATCCGGCTGATCGCCCGGGTGCCGACGGGGTCTAGAATCATCTCGTCTCGCCTCATCAGGATCGTCGCCTCGTTGGCCCCCTGGATCGCTCCAGGCGGGAGGCCCGCGTGGGCCATGCCGGAGATCGTAGTGCCGACGATTGTTGCGATCTGGGTTGCGCCTGCGATCCCTGCGGTGACAGCCATCGCGGCGCCGACTGGGGGAGGAGGAACTGCCAAAGCGTTCGTGACTGCCAGGGCGGTGTTGACGATTGCTGTCGCCAGGGCAGCCGCCTGGGTGATGCCGAAAAGCGCCTTCATTGCCGCCGCAGCCTCCTCGTTCCCCTCTTCGGCAAACGCAGAGATGATCGAGGAGATCTGCCCGGCCACTGTCGCCACGAGGTTCATCGAGGCCAGGCCGATGTCCACCTGGGCCTGCTGGTATGCCTTGAGGTTCGCGACCTCTTCCGCCCTGCGCTGGTCGTCCTTGCGGATCTCCTCGTCTCGGATCCGCTGCATCTCGTCTGCCCTGGCCTGCTCCAGTGCGATCAACTCGGCGTCAGTCTCTGCCTTGAACTGGACTTTAAGCTGATCGGCCGCATCCGGCTCCAGCAGCCCCTTCGTTTTCAGATCCTCGATCAGTTTGTTCCGCCGCGCCAGACTCTCCTTCAGGATGGTCTCCTTCGTCTTCAGGCTCTCCTCGTAGGCGTGGGCGTCCGCTAGTAGGGCTTCCTTCTGCTTCTTCAGGTCGGCCAGCGGGTCAACGCCGGGGGCACCGCTCCGCTTAGACTTCCGAAGAGCCTTTTCCCGAGCACCAAAGACGCGCTCGATGTCGGCCATGTCCTGATTAAAAGCCTCTCGGATGGCTGCGCCCACGCGCTTATTGCGCTCAAGGTATGTATTCCAGGTCTCATCCGAGGACTTCCACTGCAACATGGCCCGCTTTCGCTCTTCAACGAGAGCAATGGCTGCGTCCTTCTCGATGGCGAGCTTCTGGGCTGCGGTCTCACCGAAGCTGTCGAGTTCTGTGCGCAGCCTCTCATACGCCCCAGTGATCGCATTGATGTTCGTTCCCAGATCTCCCCCGCCGGGCGTCAGGGCCTCAACCGGGATATTCCCAGCGGCCACCGCGTCGGCAACGGACTTGCGCATAGTCTCGCCCCACTCTGCGGTCCGCTTGTTGATCTTCTCGAAGTCGTCGCCAACGGTCAGCAGCTTCCCTCCGAGGTCCAGCATCTGATCGCCCAGGATGATGGGAGCCGCCACGATCCCCACGCCCGTCGCAGTCGCGGCGCTGGCACCGCCGACCCCAAGGGCGATGTCCGAGGCCATGCTCATCACCAAGAGCGCCTTCTGCACCTCACCGGTCAGCATCATCACGGTGTCGATTGCAGGGATCAGCCCCTCTGCCAGGGCGATCCCAAACTGGCGCGGCTTGTTCTCGTCGCCCAAGCCCAGCATGATCTCGGCTAGTCCGTTGGCGACCCCGGTGAACACGGGGATCAAGGGCTCCAAGGCGTCTGTTCTCATTGACTCCCAGGCCTTGTTCACACGAAGCAGTCCATCTTGCAGGTTTTCAGAGTTCCGCACGGCCTCGTTGGATGCGACGTGGAATCGCTCCATGTCCTTGATCATGGCCTCCAGGGCTGCTCGATTCTCGAAGCCGACGAGCATGTCCTTGCCCGAACGACCGAAGAGGATCGAAGCCACCGCCGCCTGCTCGGCCTTCGTGCCAAGGGTCTCCAGGCCCCCGGCTATCGCCAGCATTCTTTCCTTGATCGGCATCTTCGCCAGCGCCGAAGCCTCAAGGCCGATCTTGGCGAACTGGTCCGAGTACGACTTGAGGCCGTCCATCGCGTTGCCCATCGCCACGTTGAGCTTCTGCGTGGACTTCATCGCGCCCTCGGCGGACACCCCGGAGAGCTGGAAGGCACCGACCAGGATCTGTAGATCCTCCGCGCTGGCCCCGATTGACTTCGCCTTCTTCCCGATCTCATCGAGTCGCTCGGCAAGCTCAAAGGTCTCCCTGACGATCTTAACGAATGCCTCCTTGGTGACCTTTGCGGCGACGGCGGCGGCGACCAGGCCGGCGGCTGCCGCAGCTGCGGCCAGAACGACCGGATTGAGGGCAGCGCCAAGGCTCGCAGCGCCCGCGCCTGCCCCCTTCATCCCCTTGCCCATCCCCTTGGCAGCACGCCCGGTCTGCTTCAGCTCGCGCTGGACCTTGTTGGCGCCCTCCACCTTCATCCTCAGAACCATCGAGTCGGCCATCACTTGCTCCTGCTGCGCGCTCGGCGCATTGCTTCTTCTTCGTGGTAGGCCTGGATCATATCCTGCTCACCGTCCAGGACGGAGAACGCGTCGACCAGCCGGGCCTCTTGCTCCTCGACGGAGCCGGGCGAGGGCATCCCCCCGAGCTGACGCCACGCGCTCCACAGCCGCAGAATGCGCCACTCCCCGGGCTTGACGTGGGTGTTGGGGCAAGAGTCGGCCCGGGAGCGTTCAGGATGGACGCCTGCGGGCCTCTGGCGGGGATACTTGACGGGGGACCGCCACGGTTTCCCCTCGCCACGGCAGCGCGTGCCCTGGCAGGACCCCCAGAGCTTGCAGCCGTTCCAGTCGTCGCCCCACAGATCGCGCTGCTCGGGGGATGGCTCCTGGTGGGCCGCGTACTGGAGACCTACTCGGAGCCTTTTCCCTGGCTCTGAGTCACCGTCCCTTCGGACAAGATCTCGGTGAAGATCTCCTCGCGTAGCCCCTCGTTGTCGAGGATGAACGCCAAGGCGTCTTCGAGTGAGATCGCCTTCCCGTCGGTGGTCAGATTCTCGACGGCCAGGACCAGGTCCTCCAGGAGTTCGTCCCGGAAGCCTTGAAGCTCCTTCGTCCAGTCTCCCAGGGTGTCCAGGTAGCCCTCTTCTGAGAGCTTGTCCGCGTCGATGTTGGGGGCCTGCAATGCAAGCTCCCGCCAGCGGGCCATCCACCCGACGCTCGGAGGGGCGAAGACGACCACGCAGGGCTCGTCCTCTTCCTGATTCCCGCCCCAGGCGGGCGTATACCTGCGGCGTTTCCATTTGCTGACTTCCATTGGGGGCGCTCCCTCTGGTTGGTTGTTGTTGCTATCCGAAGATGATGATGATCTCGTCAGCTCCGCTGCTGGTGCCTTCGCACAGTCCGGTGATATCCAGCGAGACCTCTTCGGCCCCACGGTCCAGGCTAACGTCCTCGGCGCGGAGCCGGGGAGCGACCCATCCGAAGATCGAGCCGACCTTCTGGCCCGAGACGCAGGCCACGGAGAGCTGCTGCGAGCCAGACCCGGAGACGGCGGTGCTCCCGAATGCCTGCATCTCAGCAAGCATCGAGGAGGCCTTGAGGGTCCACCCGCTCAAGGTCGCTCGGACCTCACGCTGGGACATCACATAGCCGCCCGCCTTGAACGAGTCGCCTTGAATATCGTCCCTGGTCGTGACGCCGAAGGAGCAGTCGAGCGTGGTGGCGTTCGCCTGTAGCTCGGTCGCCGTGGTTCCGCCGTACTCAGCGAAGACGATCTGACCAGAGGTGGCCGGGACCGGGGCTCCCGCATAAGTGCCAGTCGGCCGGAAGGGGACCATCGTGGTGCTATCAGGCCAGGTGCTGCCGGGGTCGGGGTAACCCGACACGGCGCCGCGCGTGATCGTCCAGGTCGTCCCGGAGATCCCGGTCACCTTGACCGCCTCGTTCGCGGTGCTCCCGTCATCGAGGAGCCAATAGGTGTTGAGCAGGTCGCCCGAGCTGGCGAGCGCGTTGTCAACGGTGACCGAAGTGGCCGAGGTCGCCAGCGTCCCGTTGATGCCCGTGGCGAAGAGCCGATCATGCTCTCGACCAGAGCCCGAGATACTCACCCGCGCCGCGTCCTCGCCGCCCATCGTGAAGCTGTACGAGCTGGGCATCCAGCTGGCGATCCTGTCCGCGCTCGCGTTGTTGCAGAGCCACAGGGTGAGGGCCGATTCGGAGGTGTCCCGCGTGTCGGAGGGCTTGTATGCGATTGCGCCCTGAACCTTGGAAGTGTCCGCCGGGGCGAAAGTCAACGGGGGCTCAATCACGAGAGCCGGCCCGCCCGCGTCTACTGTGACGATCCGGCGCGCTTCGTACAGCTCCGAGGTGGCCGAGGTCTCCACGAGCACGCCGCCGCCCACCTTGAACCCCGACACGCTGGTAACGTCGAGCCGCACCTTGGTAGACCCGCCTCCGTTGATAGTCGTGGCCGCGCCACTCAGGTCCATCTCGGACCATCCGCCCGAGACGAGGAGATCTGCTCCGATGTCGGGGACTGTCGTGATCGTCCCGCTCGGCATCACGTAGGCTTCAAGCGAGCCCTCGGCGGTGCGCTTGCCCTCGATGCCAGGGACTGCGGTGGCTGTCCCGAACTTGTCCTCACGGGGGGCGGTGGGGATCGTTCCTCCGGCGCTCCCGGTGATCACGCGAAGCGCATCGACGGCCTCGGGGTAGGACTCTCCAGCGGTGTCAGACACCTTGAAGGCCGATTGGGTGGCAGCGAAGGCAACGAGATCGCGCCCAATATCAACTTTCGGTCCAGATGCCATCTCAATACTCCTCTGAGGTCACGACCTCGACGGTGGTTAGTAGCGCGACGTTGGGCACCGACAGGCCTGGATCTGCTCCAACCTGCTGACTTGTCACCGTCGCTCGTATGATGCCCGAGGCATTGGCGAGGGTCCACCCTTGACCGCCCGCGCTCGTTCTGCGTTGGAATATCGTCTTGATGGCGTCCCCGTATCGCCACCCAGCGGTCAGCACGTCCACCTCATTGCCGGCGATGTCCTGATCGAGCACCACGAGGCCCAGGTCGAAGGTCACCCGGTAGAAGCGGGAGTTGGGCTCCATCTCCCCGCTGGTGCTGTTGACCACGATGGACATATACGGGAAGGCGTTGGCCTGCTCGGCCCGGTGATACCACTGCTCAAAGGTCGCCACGTCGGGAAGCTCGGCGGTTGTGATGCTCAGGTCCGTCCGCATCGCGGGCAAGGTCACGGCGTTGAGTCCATAGGTCCCGTCAGTCAGCAGGGCGTTGACCGCATCCACGGCGCGCTCGGTGAATGTCGCCACTATCGGGTCCTCAGGCGCATCACGCCCCGGCGCATCTTGCGCCAGTCGTAGCGGTCTGCGAAGAGCTTGTCAGCGTGGGCATCCTTGCGGGCCTTGACTATGTAGACCTGGAAGATCTGAGCGATGGCCGAGCCGAGGGGGATCTTCGCTCCGATGTGCCCGACCTGGTTGAGCGCGGGAGTGTGGACCGTGGGATCAAACCTGACAGGGGGGCGCTTTGGCATGAAGCCCTCACCGAGGCTGTGCGCCCTGGCGTAGACGGCTGTCTTGGTCCCTGGGCGCACGCCAACCACCAGACTGTCCCGGGTGATCTTGGCGATTCCGTCTGTACCCGAGCCGCCATGAATCAGGGCTGATCGGAGCGCCCCGCGCAGCACCAGAATCTGGCGACCCGGGTAGTGCTTGCTCTTCCAAGCTTTGTATTTCTTGGAGAGCTTCTCGAACTTCTTTCCCGTCGAGCGGCCAGACGTGCGGAAGTGCCGTTTCTCGTGCTTGTGGAATAGCTCGACTACGTCCTTGAACGCAGGCCCCCAGTTGTCGACCTTGCTGGCCCACCGAGAGAATCCCATCTGGATGTCGCGGGCGTCTGGCTCCATCTCCAGGACGAAGCCCGCAGCCCCGCGCCCGCCCAGGCGCCCACGGGCTGAAGACATCCCCGGGGAGAGGCTGAGCCCGGCCACGGTTACAGGTCCGAGCCGTCAGGGAAGATCGGAGTCGCCGCGTAGGGCACGTCAGGACCGCCGGGGGTCGCGTCCCACTCGGGATTCTTCGCCCGGGTCCAGTGCGACCCCATGCGGCTATCGGCCCCACCCTTGTCCTCCGACCCACCGTTGTCGATGAGCATCTGGCGGATGTCTGGCAGGCTCCCCAGCATCGTCTCGCCCATCTTGATCAAGGCGGGCGCGGTGCTCTCGGCGTTGACCCCGATGGAGCCCTTCGCCATCAGCACCTGACCGCTCGTCAGGAACATCTCGGCACGCTGAGCCCAGCCGGCGGCCACGCTCGATGCGGTCACCGTGCTGCTGAGTCCATTGGCGAGGAGGGCCGCTTGGACCTGGTCGTAGGCCCGCGCCCAAATCACATTCGCTTGGGTGACGGTGGGCGTGGTGGAACTGGTCAGCGTCCCGAGCTGAGGAGCCATCGAGGTCGCCGTGGCAAGGTCTGCGTTGTAGGCCACGGGGCTCCCCTATTCTTCGGCCTTGTCCTCGGCCTTCTTCTTCGCTTTGGACTTGCCCTTGGGCGCGGCCTTGGCTGCGCCTCGGGCGATGAGCTTGGCCCCGCTGTAGTCGGTCGCCTCGAAGGCGTCACCGGGCGAGATCTTGACGCCATCGACAGACAGGGGACAGCAGGCGACCAGCTTCATCACTCAGCCCCCTCGGCCTTCGCCTTCTTCTTGGCGGGGGCCTTCTTCTTGGCGGGGGCCTTGACCTTCTCAACGACGCCGACGGCCATCATAGCCTCGGCCTCAGCGGACGAAAGCTCCAGGACGGCGCCCGCGCAATGCGAGACGCCCCCCTGGATGACCTTCTGGCCTGCGCAGACGCAGACCTTCATTAGGACACAGCCGTGCTGAAGAGATAGCCGGCGCTGGCGTTGGTGACCACTCGGTCCTCCAGCCAGCTGACCAGCATGATCTCGGAGCGGGGCTCCTCGCGGAACCGCTCCACCCGGCCAGGCTGGCGGCCAGCCATCGTGAAGCAGGCGCCGACGCCGTGCGGGGTGAGTGCTCGGGGGGCGTCGACCTTGTGATAAAACAGGGCGAACTTGCCCCACAGATTCGCCATGGACTTCGTCGCGCCCTCGACTGCCGAATTGCCGACAGCAGAGCCCACGATGACTTCCTTGATCCCCAGCGCGCTAGCAACCGCAGCCTCGTCGAGGTGCGTCTTGCCGGCAATCACGTTCTTGTAGAAGTCGGTGAGGGCTGCGTTCTTGCGCAGGGCCTCCCAGACCTTGGCGCCCACCAGAAGCGAGACTTCCGAGCGGGGCACGCCCGTGTTCTGGCGGATGGACTCGCACGCGGTATCGGCCTGATCGATGGGCGACGATGACGAATTGTCCCACTCAGTGCCGCCCGAGAGTGCTGCCGTATAACCGCTGAACGTCGAGGTCGAGAAGAGCAGGGCCGCGAAGTCCCGCTCACGCTCGATCATGGCGGCGTTCCACGCGATCTCAGTAGCAGCCTGGCGCAGGTCCAGAGCGTCAGAGCCCGCGAAGGCTGCGTCCACATCGTCGACCGGGGCCTCGATACCAAATTCCTGGAGCGTATAGAGGCTCGACTGCGAAACGTCCGTGGTGATACGCCGGAAGTCCGACCCGCTGGTGCGGAGGAGACCATAGCCGGGAGAGGCGTAGGACATGGCCTCTCCCACGGTGTAGAAGCTGCCCCTAGGGTGGTTGACAACGCTTTGGGGCAGGCATTTATCGGCCACGAACATATTCGGGCGATTCTTGAGGAGGAGAGTCCAACGGGAAAGGATCCGGTCGACTCCGAGATTTGCGCGATTTGCCATGGGTCAGAATCTCCAGACTATGCGGTGTAGGTGTGGGGGAGCATGGCGACCGAGAAGATGACTCCGTCACCCGACGCCGCCTCCAGAGCGATGCCAACGCAAAAGTCAGCGGCGGTCGTCGTCGCGACGCCCTTCCCGTCACTCTCGGTGCAGACGGCAGCCCCGGCCGCGATGGCGGCCCCGGCTTCGAGCTTGGCGATTCCGCCCATCTGGACCGAGACAGGGTCACCAGAGGCAGCGCCCACCTCATCGGTGAGGATGCCGATAGGCCGCTGGGCCGGGAGCGATGCGTTGGCGCATCGAGTTACGGTGTCAGCGGCGGATACATAAACGAGCCGATAAGGGGTCGCGCTGTAGTCGGCAGCCGAGATGAGGGTCGCGACGATTCCGGGGATTGCAGATGCCATTGTCTAGTTCTCCTCAACATAGAGGGTGGAGCCGTTCGCCTGGGCAGCGAGCTGCCAAGCCTCGACCTCGGACTTGCCCTCACTCATGAACCGATCCATCAGCGCCACGAAGGCGTCGACAGCGTCAGTGGTGGCGGCTTCGGCGGGTGCCTGCTCGGAGGAGTCACGACCCACGGGGACGCGCCCTTCGGTGAACAGGCGGTGAGTGTCGTCCTCGCCCAGGGTCTCCAGGACCTTCCAAAACTGATCGCGCTCGGTCGGCGCGATGCGTCCGATGGAGCACGCCGCGTCGAGGGTGCGCGTCTTCTCGCGGTCCTCAAGGAGCACGTTCCGGGTCCGCAGGGACTCGACCTCTTGGGTGGCGGTTTCGAGAGTTTCAGTCAGGACGGCCACCTTGGCGGCGTCCTCCTGAAGGCGCCGGACCTCGGCCA